TATACTTCTCAAAATAATGAGCAACTTTTAACATCATCTTGGCAAATTGAATTATCACCTGAAGCAACAGCTTATCAAGACCCTACCGATATTACTCATTGGCAAGGAAACGCACTTGTATCTAGTTTAAACTTTGATGCAGGAGTCGAGGATAATCTAACTTGTTCAGCTATATTTACTGGTACAGGTAATATTTACCCGAATGGACTTGGTTCTGAGTTGATAGAAGATACAGGATTTAATGACCCTAGTTATTGGTCTGTGTCGGGTGGTTCTGCTGTTGTAGAGAATGGTTATGGTAAAATTATTACAACAGGTGCTTTAGCATATATAACCAAAAATTTAGGTTTATATTCAACACCTGGCGACTTCTTTTCATTAACTTATACTGTACACACAAGTACGCAAGGTGGTTTAGCTATTCACGATGGATGGGATGGTGCTACTGAAATAGATATGGAAATACCATCAACAGTTGGTACACATACAGTTTTATTAAAGCCAGGTCAAAATAATTTAGAAATTAAAAGAGCATCAGGTGCAACTACAATTTGGCTAAGTTCAATATCACTAAAGAAAGTTTTATAAATCAATTAAATTAAAAAGGTAACAAAAATGAAAAAGGTAGAAATAGGAGGTCAGAAACGACCGATTAGATTTAGTTATTTAGCTTTAAAAGACATCTGTAACGATTGTAACTTAAAGTTAAATCAAATGGATCAACTAGGAACAGAGATAGACCACGTTGGTATTATCGCTTACTATGGTCTAAAATATGGTGCTAAGAAGAACGGAGAAGAGTTTAAGTACAAAGTTCGAGATATTGAACAATGGATAGACAATGAAGATTTCGGTAAGATAAATGAAATCTTTGAAGCGTTCCAATTAGACCAACCTCAGAAAAAGGGAAAGTAGTAGAGGGAGAGGAAATTATTGATGAAGAGACAGGTGAAGTAGATTGGGATAAGTTAGAAGAAGTTGGATTGGGAATGTTGGGGTTAAGTGATGAAGAGTTATATGATTTGACCCCACGTTCCTTAGACAACAAAATAAGAGGATTCAAAAAATACAACGAACAATTATCTCAAAATAATTGGGAACAAACTAGAATGATAGTACACAGTTGTATAGTACCTCACTCGAAACATCGACTTAAACCAAAAGAATTAATGCCTTTCCCTTGGGACAGCAAAGTTAAAGTTAAAAAAGATGTTGCTAGTAAAGAGCAAATCGCTGAGGTTTTAAAGAGATACAAACTAACAGAACCTAAAAAAATCAAAGTTTAAAATGGGTGGAGTAAAAACTATATCGATAATTGTAGCTGCTAATATCAAAGGCTTGGAAGCAGGTCTTGGTAAAGCAAATAAATCAATAGCAGGTTTTGCTTCTAACGCAGCTCGTGTCGGCTCTATGCTGACTTTTGGTGTTACAGCACCTTTAGCTGCTATGGGTAAACAAGCCTTCGATACGTTCTCTCAATTTGAGAATAGTATGATGAAAGTTAATGCTGTAACTGGTGCTACTACCGAAGAATTTAAAATGCTTACAAAAGAAGCTAAGAGATTAGGTTCTACTACTCAATTTACAGCATCTCAAGTAGCCGACTTACAATTAATATTAGGTCGTAAAGGATTTAATCCTGATGCAATACAAGGTATGACTGAGTCTATACTAGACCTTGCTCTAGCTACTGGAGAAGATTTATCTTTAGCAGCAGAAGTTGTTTCAGCATCAATAAACGCTTTTAATTTAGAAGCCGAAGATGCAGCTCGTATATCAAATACACTAGCCTCAGCAGCATCAGATTCATCAATTCAATTAAATACATTCGCAACAGCCTTTGGTCACGCAGGGGCTTCAGCTAACGCAGTAGGAGTTAACATAGAAGAATTATCTGCGATGATGGGTGTCTTAATGGATAATGGTATTAAGGCATCTAAAGCAGGTACAGGACTTCGTAAAATATTTATGAAGTTAAATGAGACTGGTACAAAGTTTTCTAGTGTATTAGAGGAAGCTGCTGAAGGTGAAATGAATCTTAATAGGGCGCAAGAATTAGTTGGTACTACGGCAGCCAACCAATTACTTGTATTAACAGATAATTTAGAAAAGGTAAATGAGTTATCAAGTGCTTATGAGACTAACACTACCAAGCTAAAAGAAATGTCTGACCTTATGGGTCAAACTACCTTTGCTAAGGTTAAAAAGTTAGAGAGTGCGTTTGAAGGATTTAAGTTAGAATTAGGTGAGGTATTATCAGAAATGTTGATGCCTATGATAGAAAGTGTTACAGAATTATTTGGTGGGTTTGGAAAATTAGATAGAGATACTCAAAAATTAATTGTAACAATAGGTGGTATTGCTCTAGTAGCAGGACCAGTTTTAATAGCTATAGGTGCTATGGTAGCACTTATACCATTATTAACAACAGGATTTACAGTAGTATCAGGAGTTGTGTCTGGATTTGCAGCAGTTCTATCAGCCCTAGGTATTGAAGTTCTTGCAGGTTCAGCGATATTCGCATCTATAGCATCATTTGCAGATACATTAGGAGATGAGGCTAGACTCAAAGCACAAGAGGATGCAAGAAGAAAAGCTATACAGAGTCAAAAAGGCTTTATGCTTTCAACTTGGAAAACTCACCAAGCTTTAGAGGCAGAAGCAGAAGCACTTAAAAGAGTGCAAAAAGAATTAGAGAGACAAGACGCATTTAAAAGACAAAAAGGATTAGATAGTGGAGCTATAGATAAGAAGGGTATGCAATTCGGTGGTATGCCTAGTTTAGCTGCTATAGCACCAACAGGAGTATCAAATGTAGTTCAAGGAACTTTGATTAACACTACAGATGCTATGCAACAAATGGTTGACAATTTTGATGCTAAAGTACAAAATGTAAAAGATACACTAACTGGATTTGCTTTAGATGTAGGATTTGCATTTTCTGATGCGTTTGCTCAAATGGCAGTATCAGGAGAGTTAAGTTTAAAAAACTTAGGTAACTTATTTGCTGATTTACTTAAAGCTATGGCAAAGATGGTTATTCAAGCTCTTATAATGACAGCTATATTTAGTGCTTTAGGAGTTGCTCCCGCAGGTGGTGCTTTTGCAGGTCAAGGGTTATCATCTTTCAAACAAACAATGCTTGGTATGATGGGTGGCACTTTCGCCAACGGAGGTCAACCACCTTTAGGTAAAGTCAGTCTCGTTGGGGAACAAGGACCAGAATTATTCGTTCCACATTCACAAAAAGGAACAATTATACCTAACCACGCTTTAGGTGGTGGTGGAACACCTGATGTAAGAATATCGGGTGATGATTTATTGATTGTATTCGATAGAGCTAATAGAAGAAAAAGTAGAAGATAATGGCATACGGAAAGTACAGAGACTCTCAAATAAAAGGTGAGGCAGGTACAACTTGGTACGTTGAAATTTGGAAAAAAAATTACTCAGGTAGTAGTACTGATATGAATCTTCAAGGTGAGGGTTTTGAAGTTAAATGGACTGGTGAAGGTGGTACTAGAAATAGACAATTTTTAACTTCAGAGTGTATTGTATATTTTTACGCAGAAAATAATACTGATGAATCTTTTATATATGATGTATTTGAAAAGGGTGACAAGGAGTATTTTGTTAGAATATATAAAAACTCTGTAAGTAACGCTAACCTTTGGTGGTTTGGATGGGTACAACCATCTTTTGATACATTATCTAATGAGCCATTTCCTTATCCAGTTAAAATAATTGCTACCGATTCTATAGGTGTATATAAAGAAAGAGAAGATGATAATTTAACACCTTCTGATTGGAATAAAGCTTATAGAATAAATAATCATATAAACGATTTTGGTAGTGAAATGTCTTTATTTGATAATTCATCTGCAAATGAATCGCCAATACCTCAAAATCATAAATGGTTTAAAACAGGTATAGATTGGTTTAGGGATGGTGATACTTATGAAGCTAACGATCCGTTCTATTCTTATTATATTACAAGAGCAGCATATAGAGAAGATGTAGATAAAAAACCACTTAAATACAAAAAATATGATGTGTTAAAAGGTTCTTTACAAACATTTAACACTATAGGTTTTTTAAGTGATGGGCATTATTATTTTATTCAACCAAATAATAAAATAGCTACAAATGGTAATATAAGAATATACAATTATTTAGGTACAGATAATGAAGTAGCTTCTGGTGGTGACATAGCAAATGAAAGTATAAACCTTACAATAGACCAATCTACTAATTATATTTTAGCAGGGTCTACAATCACTTTCGACCCAGTTTTAAAAAGTGTAAGTTGCGACTTCATAAATGGTGAGTCTACATTTTTAGTTCCTGATGACGCAGATTTAACAAGTGGATTTTCAGCAGGTTTATTACAAGGTGATACTGACCAAGAAGGTTCTATGACTATAAATTTTGCTGCAACTCACAAAGAAGTTTTTAATAGAAATCAATTAAATTTTCCTAGTTCATCTTACGATTTAGTAAATGCAGGACACAAAACAACAGCTCAGTTACAAATTAAAATAGGAACTGGAGCAGACACAAGATATTTAAAACAGGGTGCAGGTTTTTTAGAATGGGGTACAGATACTACAGTACACACAATAACTTTGTATAGAGGTAAAAGTGTTGGTGGTGCAGGAACTATTTTAAATAACGCAGAATCTACTTATGTGTCAACAAACACATTAAGAAATAATGATGATATAGGTGATAATTTATCATTATCAGGTGCTGATGATAGTCCTTGTAGTATAGAAAGAGATGGAAATACATATACAGCAGAAACTTCTATAAAATTTGCAGGACAATTTCCTGTACCATTAGTTTCAGGAGAAGTAGTTATTACTCTTACTGCTACAAATGAATATACTCCTTATTATTATGATCCACCAAATCCTTCTTGGGCAGTAGATACTCAACTTATAAATTATTCTCACCAAACACCATCTACTGTTACTAGAACAACTGAATCAGGTTCTTATGGTCAAAATACTGGTAGTATAACTGTAACAGGATATAATACAGTAGCTTTAAATAGTAGTCAAGTTGGATTAACTTTTACTACAAACCAATCTAGTAATGATGCTTTTGAAAATTTAGATTTAGGTGAAATACAAGTAGGTCAAACAACTACGGGTCAAGCTAATTTTCAAGACTCAATATATTCTGTACAATATAATACAGGAAGTGACGCTTCACCTAATATGTTTGCTGCAACTCAAGGTTTTAGAGCAAACGATACAGGTTCTTATTTAAATATTTTACAACTACTAACAAGTCAGTTTTTACAATTACAAACAGAACCTTTAGAGATATTACAAGCAGATGTATTTAGTGCTGATATATCTCCTATAAAAAATTTAAAATACTCAATAAATGACGATGGTATTTTTAAGTATTATCAATTTTTAGGAGGTACATTTAAAGCTCATAGTGAAACAATGAGTGGAGAATGGTTTAAGATAAATTCAAACATAAACGTACAAATACCCGATAATGAAATTATTAATGCAGGTAAAGGATTATTACCTTCATCTTCAGATATAATAAATTCTAATTCAAAATTTAATAGTAAAGTACTATTAAGTCAAGTTAATGAAAATAGTTTAGGTACAACAAATGTTGCTATAGATGGAGGTAGTGCAACTACTTCTTTGACATTATTAAATGATACTAGAGGTAAAGTATATAATGGTCAAAAATTATTACTTACTTACGCAGATGGTACTAATCCATTAACATTAACTGCTTCGTCAACTGTTAGTAGTGTTAAAAATATACCTGTAACATCATTTAGACCTGAATTAGATTACCCCACAGGTTCTGTATTATCAACTTTAGGTTACGACCTAACCAATGTAATCACAGGTGGTGGTACTCCAGGAGGCTCAGATACAGAAGTACAATTTAATGATGGTGGTGCTTTTAATGG